ACATGGGGCATAGAATTCAAGCCACTGTAACGCCAACGTTAAATCCCCCACTACAACCCGATATAACGTTACTTTATTCTCACCATATTTCGTTAATTTATTCCCGGAGTACAAGACGCCAGCATCTCCGCCATTGAGATGTTTCCAACCCGAAACGAGAATCGCAAGCGCACCTATGACGAGAGTCTAAGCGGTGGTACTACACACACTTCTTTCAGTGTAGGATCATCGCGTACTAGACGCCGCAAGACCTTGAGACGTATGCGCAGTAACGTTGGTCACTATCAGGAGGAGGAAACCGTCAAAGACAGATTCCAGCGCATCCGATTAATCGATCGTGCCAAGGCTTATAATAAGCTCAACAATGAGTTAGTTATTGCTGAGGCCGATCCCTTGGTGCTCGATTTCATCCAACAACATCCTCCACCAATTGAGGATTTCGACAAGGATGACTGGACTTTTGTCAAGGCGTGTACCCCTGTCGAAATGGCTCACCTAATGCATTTCGACAGGGCCGAGCAGAAGCCTGACGCCATCTATACTGATGCTATCCGTCGCGCCTCTAATATTGTGGCGGATAAGTTGGCATTGCCAAACCTGCTATTCTTCCCGGAGAGCTCTGATCTTGAGAAAGTGAAGTACTATCCTGGCAAGTTTGCAGGCATCGAGTATGCCACGATGGGATTGAAGACGCGAGCTGACGCGGAGCCTGTAGCTCAGGCTGATGCGGAGGAGGCTTTCAACAAACTCATGTCAGGTGAACACGTCACCCCGCATGATGTGAGACTCGGTGGTAGAGGCAAGGTGGCACGCATGACGCGTGAGGGGGCTGAGCGCAAGCCTCCCGCTGTGGGACGACTCATCCTTATGATGAGTCATAGGGATCTCAAGCTGTGCGGCGTGACTGAAAATCAGTTGACTCGAGCCTACTCCGGCGCTGAATTCCCAATCTCGGTGGGCTCATCATGGTACCATGGTGGCACCGCCGCATTTATTCAGCGCTTCCTCGGCAAGAGTCGCTATTTTTGTTTTGACGCCGCCAAGTTTGACTCGTCAATCGATCCCTGGATGGTCCGTATCGCCATCAATATACTCCGTGAGCAGTATGTGGATGGCCACAATGCACGCTATGACGCATACTGGGAGTTCGTCTTCCAGTCCCTGGTCAGAGCCCCAATATACAGAGATGATGGATTGCGCTTTCAGAAGGAGGTGGGTACCACCAGCGGGCACTCACACAACACCCTGGTCCAGTCCATCATAACTCTGATTGTTGGGTACACGGCAATGATACAACTCAACCCCACCTTAACTGATGAGGATATTGTTCGGTTAGTTGAAATGGAGTCTCTTGGGGATGATAACATCATGGGCTTGGCTGGGGTATTGTCCAGACACAACACTGAGGAGATTGCCCATGTCGTGCGCGAGATCTTCAGAGTTAACTGGTTCGGAAAGAAGTCCTTCTCCACCTCGCGTCTAATAGATCCTATCGAGGGGGACTTCCAGGGGGTTCAGTACCTAGGGAAGTACTTTCGCCTTGGTGAGTACCCTGTCGGGGATCGGGCGAGGGACATCCCAATACCCTACCGACCCGCCCAAGAGACCTTCCTGAGACTACTTTATCCTGAGTATGGGGCGCATACTCTCACGGATACCTGGTTACGCACACTTGGCAATTATATTGATGCAGCGGGCAACAATGCCATGGAGGTTTGGCTCCAATCCTTTATGGACTACCTAGAGCCCATGCTCGATAGGGAACCAACTGAGTGGCCGCCAAACTTCAAGCGCATGGTATCCCGTGACTACAGTGGTGTTGGTGTTGAGGTTCCCAAACCCGAACGACTGACGTTTGAACAATGGAGAGATCTCGTTGTCCTGTCTAGACTCGAGTACGTCAAACGTTGGAAGACGCAAGAGTAGGAGTGAGGCAGAGGGCCGGTCCATAGAACGGTAGATAGCGCGTTGTTTTCTCAAGTCAAAACAGCCACTGTGGCCATCCTGGATACAGTACGTGTGTGTACCCAGGAAGGTAACAGTGGCTGCGCTGATTTGAAAAAAAAAAAAAAA